ATCAATTGGAGCTATAATAAAAATAAATATTTGATAGATAATTAGAGTTATTCCAATTAGTTTTTTATTATTCATATTAGCGTAAAAAGATCCTATAAAATTATTGAAAATTCCATACAATTTAATCCTCTTTGCTCTTACAGGCAAAGATAAATAAAGATAACATAATCTTAATAATTTAGAATTATTTTCGTTCTTTTAAAATGGAATATAGAAATAAAATTTTATGGATTTTGTAAAAATTAGTAATGAGTTTTCAAAGTTAGCAATTAGTAAGGGGTTCCAGAATGGTCTTTATCTGGATACTCTCTTGCACTTCTATGCTATCTGTAAATTGATAGACAAAGCAGGGGGGGGGGAAGTTATCATTCAAGATGTAGCTAATTTCTTACATCAAAAGTTTGAAATACCACGTCCTAATTCTGCTAATCTTACACGACACAATAATAATTTAATCCGACTTGGTTTAGTAAGTGTGATTGTAAGTGTAACAGATGGAAGAGCTAAAAATATAAAGTTAACAACACTTGGCGAAAAATTTAAACGCCAATTATTTAATTAGTGAGGATAAATGAGTAAAGGTTATAGACGACACGACAATAAATATAGAGTTGATATATCTGTGCGAGGCCAAAGGTTTACAAGAATTGTAGATACTGAAGATGAGGCAAGACAGTTAGTTCAATCTATGAGAACAACTTTAACAAATGGAGTTGAACAACAAGCAAGAAGAGCAGTTAGAGAAATAACTTTAGCTGAAGCTTTTTTTAATTGTTTTAATGATAGAGACTTTGACGATAAACCTTGGTGCGATAGCGACCACGGAAAAAAACAAAGGTTCTATGCTACGAGTATGATTGCTTTCTTCGGAAGAAATAGATTACTTAGAACAATCAAATTAGATGACTGGAGAAATTATATAAATCAATTTCCTGATACAGCTACAAGAAATAGAAGAGCTTCATGTTTAACAAAAATATTTAGACATGCTTTATCTCAAAACAGAATAACAATTAATGATGTTCTAAAGATACGCAGACAACGAGAGAACGTAGCAAGTAGAGCAAGTACGTTTTCTGTAGATGAAGAAAGCAGTATGTTGTTAGCCTGTGATAGGTTCGCTTATACAGATATGAAAGATATAATTATTTGTTTAATGGATACAGGCTGTAGAGTAGAAGAGTTGTTATCTTTAAAACCTATTGATTTAATTGTTACAGAAAGAAATGATAGGAAGTTATATTTCCTAAATGTAACAAGGTTTAAAACAGATACACAATCGTTAGTTGGAGTATCAAGTAGGGTACTTGAAATTATCTTGAAAAGAAAAAATCAACCAAGATTATTTATGACTAACTACAAGCAAGTATATAGAAAGTGGAATACAATAAGACACCACTTAGGCCAATCAGATAATCCTAATTGGGTTATGCACGTTTGTAGACATACATGTGCAAGCAGACTTGCTTCAAGAGGATGGCCTTTATCTGCTGTATGTGGATGGATGGGCTGGTCTCCTAACAGTCCTCAATTAAAAAGATATTTGCATTGGTTTGCAGACGATGTAGCAAACATGGCAAATAGTCTTAACAAAAGAAATGCTCCAGATTTAAAAGTTGTTTCTGGTGGCAATTCAGCGTAAAGGAGTGTGCGTGATTGTGCGTGAGTATGCACAATTACAAATGTGCTGTGCAGGCGGTATACAAAAAGTGTTGTTATCGTTACAAGTTTTAAGGGGATGGGTCTTAAAAACTACTTTCGATAACTACCTATCCGTATATTGTTAGCTAGCGTAGCTAAATAGTAGTTACATCAAGCATAATCTATCATGTGCTTGAACATCTACTAAACCTACGCCAGCGTAGTAGTCGTCTGCACATTTGCACATTTAATATAAACATAACTAGAACAAGATGAGGTAAGTATGCAGATTGATAAACAAATATTAGAAAAGCTAGGCATAACAAAAACTAATAGTGATGTGCCTAAAACACTACACGAACGTATTGAGCAAGAGAAAAAACTAGAGCTCGAAATGATACGTTCCGGAATAAATAGGTTCCATAAAACAATAAACAAAACAAAAGAAAAACTTAACAAAGACGGACATCCAAGAGAGACAAGTGAAAGCGTTACAATTTATGGCCAACAACTAGCGCAGTCTGGTTTAGAGCCTATGTGCATAGCAATCAATGAGTATTTTATGAAAGCCTTTGATGGCCATGCAACAAAATATGCAAGTGAAGCAATCATACTTTCCAAATGTATTCCTACCAAAGATATAGATATTGAAAGCAATCATCCATCTTACCTAGACAGATGGAGTGCAATCAGTTTCATCACATTAAAGTCTGTACTCGATAGTATAACTATTGGTTCTACACAGGCAAAAGCAATCATAAAAATAAGTTCATCAATAGAAGATGAAGCTAGAGGTTTATACTTCAAAGAGCGTGATAGTAAAACTTACACGCAGACTGTTGACTGGTTAAAATCTAAAAACAATTACAGACATAAACGTAAAGTGTTTATGTATGCTATGAATAAACATGAGTTAGAGTTCAAAGGTTTTGACAAAGAGGACAAGATAAAACTAGGTAAATTACTATTAGAATTTCTTGTTAAATACACAGGCTTTGTTCAACTAATTAACAAAGTAAAAGGTAACAAGATGTATAAGCATGTTGAGGCAACAGCTAAAACATTAGAGTGGATAGAGAATAAAAAGTTTCATAGCGAGATATTAAAACCTTTTAAATTACCAATGATTATAAGACCAAAGCGATGGGTAAATCCATATAGCGGTGGTTATTACATCAAAGAGTTAAGACCACAGGAGTTAAAACATGCACTATAATTTAGTTAAGAAAGCTTCGAGAGCTTACCTAGAAGAAATATCTAATAGAATAAATCAAATGCCATTAATCTATGAGTGCATTAATTTATTACAAGACACACAATTTAAAATTAATAATAAAGTTTTAGATGTAGCTAAAAGTATTTGGGATAAAGGTTTAACTGTTGGTAAGATACCAGCTAAATATAATTTAGATGTACCACCAAAGCCTCACGATATAGCTGATAATAAACAAGCAAGAATAGATTGGAGCAGACGTAAGAAAGCTATATGTGAATACAATGCTTCTCTAAATAGTCAGCGTATTTTATTTGCAAAAGTTTTTGAGATAGCTTCAACTTATCAGCCTTTTCCAAGTATACAATTTCCATGTCAATATGATTACAGGTTTAGACTGTATTGTGTTCCACAATTTTTTAATTATCAAAATGGAGATTTACCAAAAGCATTATTATTATTTACAGAAGGTAAACCATTAGAGACTGATGAGGCACTAGCACGTTTAGCTATACATGGTGCTAACTGTTATGGAGAAGTAGATAAAGATACTTTAGAGAAGAGAGTAGAGTGGGTAGATAAATATGAAAAACAAATATTAGATACAGCTAAAGACCCACATAACCATTATAGTTTCTGGGGTTCATGTTCGGAGCCTTTTCAATTTCTTGCGTTTTGTTTTGAATGGGAAGCTTTTGTAAAAGCTGGGCGCACAGCAGATTTTGTAACACATCTTCCTTGTTATTCAGACTGTACTAATAGTGGACTACAAATATTTTCTGGATTACTTGCAGATGAAAGAGGAGGTAAAGCTACAAATCTTACACCAGAAAATAAACCTCAAGATGTTTACAAAGAAGTAGCTGAAGAAGTATTAAGATTATTAAAAGAAGAACCGGATACTCAATTAAAACAAATGTGGATTGAGTATGGTATTAATAGATACACAACTAAAAAAGTTACAATGTGTGTAGTGTATGGTCTTACACAGTTTAGTTGTAGAAAATATATTGAGGAATACATAAAAGAAAATGAGGACGATGGTATACCTAATCCTTTCTCAACTGATAAAAACCCAAGAGAAGGTAAGCCAAAGTTATTTATAGCAACAGCTTACTTATCAAGAATAGTTTGGAAAGCTTTAGATAATGTTATCGTATCAGCAAAAGAAGCTATGAGTTGGTTACAACAAGTATCAAAATTAGTAGCTCAAAATAATCTTCCTATAACTTGGACAACACCTAACGGAGCAATAGTTCAAATGGTTTGTCCTGTAATGAAAACAAAAAGAGTTAATACAAATATGGGAGAAAAAATATGGAGACCTAAATTAAATAAGTATGTGAGTGATATTAAAAAAACTACTATGCAAGTTCCAACTAATAAGATTGACGCTCATAAAGTATCTAATTCAATATCTCCATCTTTTGTTCATTCGTTAGATGGTGCAATACTACAATTAGCAGTATGTAAGGCTTCTAAAAAAGGAGTAAAAAACTTTGCAACAATACATGATAGCTACGGAGTTCTTGCAACAGACATGAACACAATGAATGACTGTGTTAAACAATCGTTCTTTGAAATATTTAATAACAAAAATTTATTGGAAGATTTCTTAAATGAAATTAAACCACAAATTGCAGAAGATAAACATAAGTACATACCGGCATTACCAAAGAAAAGAAACCTAGACTTATCTTTACTTTTAAAAAGCAATTACTTTTGTTCATAAATATATTAGCTAGCGTACACAAGAGGACACTATAGATGACTAGAAACTTAACCAACAATAAACAATGGAGTTATAATGGAAAAAAGTAAGTCGTTTACTTCTCCTTTTGGGATAGCTTTATATCCATGGTTGTCTAAGGCTGATGTTAGATACAAGCCTGAAGGCGAATTTAAAGTTGATTTAGAAATATCTACAACTGATGCACAAGGAATGATTACACAAATCAATTCCTTTATGGATAAAGCAGTCAAAGAGGCTGAAGAAAAATTAAATAAAAAAGGAATAAAAAAATCATCACACGTTCCTTATAAAACAGAACAGGGAAAAACTGTTTTTAAATTTAAAATGAAAGCTAGTGGTAAGAACCAAAAAACTGGCGATAGTTTTAAACAACGTCCAGCACTCTTCGACAATGAGTGTAATCCTATCAATCCAGATACTACAATCTGGGGAGGTAGCGTAGTAAGAATAAATTATATACCTCACACTTACTACACACCTGCGTTGGGTGCTGGA